GCAGTTACACAAATAGTGTCATTTCTTTTTTCTGCAATTTCACATACTAAAGAACCAAATACATCTTGAAAAATTGGAGAAGCTTTTTCTTTCACCTGAATTTCTAAATTTTTATTATTATTTACTAAACTTTTAATATCAATCTTTCCAGTTTTCCCAAAATCTTCGACAGAGTTTTTAAATTTCTTGACCTGTTTACTCTTGTTTAATGTATCACCAAATTCACTTGCATTCTTTGTAATTATATCACTATAAGATTTCTTCTTATCTTCTTTAATCAAATCACCATCAGCAGTAACTTTATGTCCAGCAGGTATAGATTTACACTTACCAGATGTTCTACAGTAGTATTCTCCTTTAGGGCAACTCATAGCAATTACTATTCTTCCTTATTATTTAGAATCTCTTGTTTCAGCATCTTTTGAAGTTCTGATGTACTACCAACAAAAACAGCATTATTAGTAACAGTACTTGGACCTTTAGGTTTATCTTCATCCAAATCTTTCATCTTCTTTTGAAGATCTGCTAATTTATCAGTAATATCTGCAGTTGATTTTAATACTTGTCCAGCAACTTCATATGCTCTTGGACTCGCACTTTCACCAGCAAGTTCCATAACTCCATTTAAAGTTTCTTGCCCCTTTTCAATTAATGAATATAACTGTGCTCTTGCATACTTATAATCTTGTTCAGCCTCGTTAGTAACATCAGTTAATTTATCTTTTCTTCGGACACAACCACCTTCATTAACTTGCTGAACTTCTATTTCAGTATTAAATGCATCATTCAAATCGTCATAATTATCTTTCATGATTAAATATCTATCTTACGAGTTGGACTGAATTCTTTACCGTCACCAAAGAAAGTTGAAGTTTCAGTGAACCCAAAATCATCTCCCAATGGAATTAGTGGATCATCTGCTTCATCAATTACTTTATCATCATTATAATCTTTTTTCGCTTTAGCAGCAACGGTATACCTCATTTCACGAGATGCTGTTCTTGTATCAGTATCAGTATAGTAATCCAATTGAACCTTACGAATAAGTCCATCTGTAGTATCTGCAATAGGACCAAACATATAAGTCTTAGCAGTAAAAGTAAGAGTGTAAATTAATGCTCTTCTGGTTTCAAAATTTCCTTCATAATCATCAGTAAATTCTATATTATCAAGAACGATTGGAACATCTCTTTTTTCACCAATAGATTTTGCTAAATCTATTGATAAAGTAAATCCTGGTTGAAAAAATGGTAATACCTGCTCAATTATTTGTAGCGAATCATCCTGCAATTTAGTAAGGATATTTAATTCAAATCCCAAATTATATGGGACTGGCATAAAAACTTTCTTATAATTTTTACCATCTTTTGCTTTAAATGTTTGTGTTACACCAGCCTTTCTACTTGGATCATATGAAATATTATTAACTTCAAAAGACATTCTTGGAAGTTCTATTTGAACTGCCCTATTCAAGTCTGGTTGTTGTTCCAATCTTGCTAAAAACTTTTGTCGTGGTCCATATGATATAGGAACCTTTATATCATTAAGATCCTTCCCAGAAGCATCTTGATGTCTAACATGAACATCATTAAACAGTGTACCGAAAGCAATAACGGTTTTTCTTATTATCTCGTGATAAAAATAAGTTCCTAACATCAATAATTACCAAATGGATTTGTTTCAGTGAAGTCTAAAATATCGTCTCCAAGTCCTTCAAACTCATCACCAGTGTTATATTTATCGTCAATATCTTCTTGCTTAAATATAGCAACACTATATTCAGCACCAGATTCTTTACCAATTATAGATTCTCCTGTACGGAATCCAGCAATAGTCGAACCTATACCAACATTGGAAATCTTAAGTATAAGGGTATCTCTATCCCAAGATTTAACTATTGCTTGTGTCTTAGAAAGAGAACCTTCAATTGTTTCATTAAATATATAAGTTCCAATACCGACCATAGATTCTGGATCAGCAATTGTTACTGTTGGTGCTACAGAATATCCAATTCCTGGATTCTCTACGTATATACTTCTAACAATCCTGTCTGATCCAGATAGTCCAAGAGATGTTATTCCAGTTGCTCTGGTTCCTGCACCTGGAGCCTCTATTGTTACTGTTGGTGCAGTTCCATATCCAACACCACCATCATTAACACTAAATCTTATAGCACCATTATATACAGTTTCAATAGAACAAGTAGCTGCTGCACCTGCACCACCTCCACCACTAATAGTAATAGATGGTGTCATAGTATAACCAGCACCAGCACTTGTTAGTAAAATCTTCTCAATTGATGTAATATTTGCTCTAGTTGTCAAAAGTCCAACTGCTCTTGCAGTATCTCCTGTAGGGGATTCTGTAAATGTAATTATTGGATTTGCTGTAAATCCATAACCATCATTATTCAAAAATACTTCTCTTACATATCCAATACCTATTGTGGATGTTGCTAATGCAGTTCTACCAACACCAACTAATTGTAATTGTGTAATATATCCTTCATCTTCAACTTGTGTGTCAATTGCATCAATAGAAGTATCAATAACCTCATCCTCATATTCAAAGAGTTCGCATTTAAGTTGATAGACATAATTTTTTCCCAACTGATAGAAAGGATCTTCATGCTCTACAAACTTTATTTCAAATAATCTTTGTCCTAATGGAAAATAAACTAAATCTCCTTCTCTTGGTCGAGTAGCAAGAGTTATTCCAGTATCACTTCCATCTACCAATCCAGCCATAAATGGAGAAATAAAATCTTCAAATCTTTCTTTTGAAACGGTAAGAGTAACTTCATCCCTTAAACTCATTCCAAATTTAGTCATTAAATCACCTTGTCCACTATATCCATCATAAGTATTAACATACGCTTCTATAGTAAAGTTATCATCAAATTTAGATGATTGAACTTCATTTAATATATTATCAACTTCTACAAATTTTCTGGGTATGTAAGTTACATCAACTCCATAAATTTTTAATTGTTCATTAATTAATTCTTGAACTAATCTTTGTTCACTAGAAGAACCTTGTAGAAAAAACGGATTTAATGCCATATCCCATTAACCTACAAAATCATATGGTGGTAATTCATACTCATTTGCCATTCTTTGCCTAATGCTATCAATTTCTCTTTCAGCATCATCATATATTTCTCTCCCATTCAATTCTATGCCACCTGGAAGTTTAACTCCTTTAAACTTAATTAGATTTTGACCCCATTGCCTTTTAATCAATGCAGTTAAATATAGTTTCAAGAAACTATCATTATAGACTTGAGTAAATGAATTTGGATCTAATGCCCTATAACAATCAAGAACCAAATACGTATCAGCACTTTCTGAACCCCAATCAATATCCAAATATAATCTATCCTGTCTCTTATTAAATCTTACTTGCTTATCAGTTGTTAATAGAAAATCAATATCCTCAAGATATGATTTTACCATAGCATATTGAAGAAGTTCTACTGAATTAAAATTATAAAGATCATTTAAAAATAACTGATATTTAATACTAAACATACCACCTGAAATGGTATTACTATCAAATCTAAATATCTTTTCTATACCAACTACAGAATCTGGTACTTGTAAAAAATTAGAAGTCTCATACCAGTTACTTGTGGTAGTTCCATAACCTGATATATTTGTAGAAGTAGCAGTTGTAGTTACAATACCAACTCCATCAGTACTTTTTGCTTGCCCTCTATCAAGATCTGCTTGTGTAAGTTTGTACTTCAAGTACATTCTCTCTACACCATCAAAATGACGTTCTTGAAATAATTGCAGAGCATCATCAACTAAGTCATCAATTTGATCATCATCAATATTGATTTCTAAAACAGGAGCACCCAGTTTTCTTAAACAGTAATCTACTAATTGTGTTCTACTTGCTGGTTTTGCCATCTTTAAGTTTCAGTTTCTGATTTTCTTCTTGTAAAGTAACTATCTCTTGTTGAAGAAGTTTTGTTTCTTCGTCAAAATCATTTTTTAAGGTTTGTAACTTTGCTTCTAAAAGTACATTTTGATTTAATGATTGTGCCAATTTACCATTATATAAACTCACAAGAACATTAACATCAACGTCACCATTATTTTGTTGTTGCATAATTTTTAAAGTTAGAACGTACCCCCATCAAGTGTTGAAGTCCAATGAGGCTTATTAGTATATATCACAGAAATTGAATCGGGTACTACAGAAAGATTTTCAACCGAACCATTTTGTCCTTCTCTTCTAATATTGTAAGTATCAGTAAATGTACCTTCAACACCTATCAAAGATAATGCTGCTGTACTTCCACCAGACTCAACAATACCATAAGCATTAGTAGTATCTTGTCTAATAATATCTCCAGTAGTTACTGTTACATTACTTGGTAATGCAAGAGTATTCTTAGTAATGGCAGTCATTACCTGCTTAGATGTTATTACTGGAGATGCTGCTGCATTAGTTGATGTTTGTAAACCATTTTCATCAAAGTATACAACACCATGAGTATTATAATCAGGAGTCTGATAATAGATTCCTTTAATATCTAAGAATCCTCTTGTACCAGCTACTGTATTGCTTGCTGTAGTTGCATCAGGAACATAAGTCCATGATCTTTCTGGTGCATTACTTGCAGGATTTGTATCAGCATCTACATAACCAAAGAAACCAGTTTTATTATTTGCAGTACCAATACCAGTATTATAATTAAATGCTATACCACGATCAGTATTAGTATCGTAAGCATGAGTAATTGTTAATTCTGTTGTAGTTGTAATACCTGCACTTGTAGACCCTTCAATTGTAATAATTTTATTTGTTATATCAATAGCAGTTGTTGTTGTTAATCCACTATTAGGTAAGGAATTACTACCTGTAATTGTATCTCCAGTATTAATACCTATAACAGAGTCAAGTCTTATAGTAGAAATACCAGTTGCTACTGGAGTCATTACAGTTCTTACACTTGTAACATCACCAATAGTAAATATTGGGTCATTAACAGTAACAGCAGTTGAATTAACAGCAGTTGTTGTACCATCAACTTGTAAGTTACCTTTAATAATAACATCACCCTGATTACTCAATCCATCGGGAAATGGGTCAATAAACAGTTTATCACCAGCACCACTTACAGTTGAAATAATATTATCTTCTATTCTAACTTTACCAAAATATGATGCAGTAGATACATTCAACGGGGTGTTGAACATAACTTCAGCACCAGAAAATGTTAATCTATCATCTCCATCTTCATTATACTCAATCTTAGCATCCTTATCACTACCAAATGACATAAACTGATCATCTGGAATATTAATATGCCCAACACCTGCTGGATCTAAAATGATATCTCCATCAGAATTAGTAGAAGATACTGTATTTCCATCTATTCTAATATTATCTACATTCCATTGATCAACTTTAAGTGATTCAGCACCACCTAATGCAGAGTTTGCTGACGGTCCCATAACCGCAACAATACCTCTATCAGTATTTCTTGAATTTTGAACACCTTCAACCGTACCTGGACTGTGCTCCATCATTGAAGTATAATAATGTCCACCTACTGGGAAAACATTACTACCATCATCACCAACAAATATCCTGTCCTTATATTGATTTGTACCACCGTAACTACCTATGCCAGTTACATAGGCCATTTCACCCCAATTTAGACTGGCTGGTTTAGTAGTTCCAGAGGATCTTTTGATCCTAATTATACTAGCCATTTAAAAATTTCCCCCATTGATGTCTAAATTCTGCTCCGATCCTGGAGTCAGTGTTAATGTAGCGTCCCATTTTTGGGTTGCACCGTTATATACCAAAACCATGCCATTTAGTAAGTTCGAGGCGTTGACATCGCTGAGTTCAGCTAAGGAAAGACCTTGGGCTCCTGCAAGCGAAGAAAGAACTTTAACAGCATTTTGTTGCCCTACTCTGACCTTTATATCTGCCATTTATGTAAGCAATTCAGAATCTATATATTTATTTATATTTTATGAGATTGGTTTATTATTAGTTAATTGCTTCAAGAGCATTTTTATTTCATCAATATCTTTTTTCATTTCATCCAATTCTAATTTTTGATCAACTTTCTTATTTCTTGATGAAATGTAACTATAATATTCTTTATTATCAGTATTTAATATAGCACCTGTTTTTTCATCACGAAACAGGTTTTTATGTCCTTCAACTGGTATCATATCTGATTAAAAGGATAATGTTTTAATTTTTCTTCAACCGTTCTAAAATCAAAAGGTAAAAAGAATTTAATCAATTTTCCAGATCCAAATGGGTCTAAAATAAATTTAACTGGAGGATTAATAGTATTCCTCACGCTAAAGCAATTGCTCTAAAGTCTTTCAATCTGACTGGAACAGATTCATTAGTAGAAGTCATTACTATCTTAATATTAAATCCACTGAATTGTTCCAAATCATTTACCGTAAATTGATATTCTGAGAAACCATCTATATTATTAGATTCAACTTTAGCATCTGCTCTACCATCATTCTTAGAAGAATCTATAATCTCATCACCAAAACCATCACCATCCAAATCAATTAAATTCGTATATCCTGGGAATGGTCTGTATGATTGAGAAACCTCTGTAGAATCTGCACTATACAATCTATAGAATACTCTTATATCTGCTTCTGATCTAACATTAGCAGCAACTAACACTCTAATTGAAGTTGCTGGTTGTGCCAAATTAACTCTCTTAGATATAAACATAGATCCATGAGGATCATCAAGTACAGCATTTGTTCTACTATCTGTATCATAATTATCAACACCGATAGGATTATTGATCTTATTTCTACCCAATTCAAACATAGCATTCTTAATATCCAATACAGGAGATAAATTCTTATCTGTTGAAGTCATATCAACTTTCAAAGTAACTGATTTATGCTTAGGAAGATTTGTCAATCTTTCTGATTCATTTGTCTTAGAACAACATAATCTTGGAGTTGGGAAGAATGTAGTCTCATTTAATATAGTTGGTTCAAATCCTTGATCAATAAAGGATATTTCATTTCCACCAGCACTTGTACCACTAACAGTTCTTATTGATGCAGAAGCACGAGTTCCATTTCCAGGTGTAATTACATTAAATTTAGGTGATAAAGAACTAAACTGGTGATTTTGAGATACTTTTACGGAATTTCCACCAACTCCTTTTTCATCAGTAAAACATAACATAGTTTTACCTGATGATCTTGAACTTGTACCTCTATCAATTTCTAAGAAATAATTGTCAATATTTGAAGCATTTCTTAATGTTGTATTAGATGGTAAATTTATTGTGCTATTAATTCCGACTAATGGGAATCCATTTATTTGATAAGGTTGAATAGTTGATCCTTTTGCATGAACTGAAGCAGTTGAATCCTCAAGACCTCTGGAAGATAGTGCTAATTTATTCTGATGATCCAATACATATTCGACAATTTCTTGACCAATAAGTGCTTGACCTCTATCAGTAACAATACCAGCAAACTGTACAAAACATGAAGTATCAGCAACAGATACTGATGTTGAAGATTCAGTTATTTCTAAAGAAGTTTGAGTTAAAATAGAATCTGGTTTAATATTTTGTATCTTAACAACATTATTAATCCCATGATGTGCATGATTAGGTTGAGTAATTTCTAATACATTACCTGTATTAATATCACTAAGTACTTGAGAACCATTAGAACCAATTGTAGTACCAGCAACTTCTGTTCTGGTATCATTAGATGCTCCATAATGAATTAATTGATCTCCATTTGTAAATTCTTGTCCCTGAACATCTGTTAGATACAATGTATCAAGTGCAGAATTTATTTTAGCAACAGCAAATCTTGCTCCATATCCACTGGTAACAAGAGCACTACTGTTATCAATAGTAAGAATGTCTCCTACAACATATCCAGTACCTGATGTAATATTAGTTAAACCATTTGCATCTATAATACCATTAGTAATACTAACAGATACTGTTGCTCCAGATCCATTACCAGTTACTGCCTTAAGTGGTATTAAATTAGTATTAGTAAATGCATAGTCATTTCCTCTTGCAATAATTTCAAGTTCACTTTCGGCTGGAGATGCGTTAGTATCTAATCCAGAACCAATTCTTTCAATAATTCCAGTAACACTAGAATCTTCTGGATCTGCTATAGCACCAGTACTTACCTTTCTTCCTATAGGAAGTGTTGCAGAAGCTGCTGTTCCACTTAAGGAAACTTTAAGTTTTCTTGGATGAGTTCTAATTGGATTATTTGATAATGTTTGAGTATTTTCATTACCTGGTTCAATAGGACTATTATAGAAGGTAACAGTACCTGAAGGAACGAATGATGCCTTATAAAGTGTAAAGGTTAAATCTTGATATTGACTTGGAGTCCAAATAGTTCCGTTTTGTGACTTAAATAAACTACCACCAATATATTGTTTCGTAACAATAGCACTCTCAACATCAGGTAAATTAGCAGTCCTAATAGTCTTCTGACCCATTGTAGAAACCCACATCTCATATAAGTCTGAAGAAGGAGATAAGAATACAATAGCATATTCTTTACCTGCTTCCAAATAAACAGGAGATGGGAATCTAATATTTGTTGCTATAGATGCATCATCTGATACTTGAATATCATCTGGACTTAATGCAACTTGAGCATAATCTTGCACAAGGAAACTTGTTGGAGTACCTAATTCAACATCTCTAAGTTCTACAAATACTCTGGCATTAGGATCTTTACTTGCAAAATAAACATCAAATGATGTTAAGAATGCTCCACTTTCATCAACAGCAAATGACTGTGCCAAGGGATCTCTATATGGAGCTTCAACTCTCACAGTATCTGATTCTTGATTTACAGAAACTTGATGTGTTATGGAATTAGGTTTCTGTGTAGGTGCAGGTGGAACTCTAACTCCAACCGTTGATGTTGCCTGAGTTAAAATACTACCTGTTCCAGTATAAGTTCCAGATGCATCACTTGCATAAGCAGTGCTTCCTGGTAAAGTAACAGTTCCAGGAGGTGTAGCAGTTATCCTAAAGGTTTTAGTTCCAGTATAGAATAAATTATGTGGCATTGGGGACTGGTTAGCATCTCTAAAGAAAAATGTTCCTAATACATCACCCCAATTATCAGAATATAATGAAACATCAGTTACAGTAGCATTAGCACCACTTTGCTCACCTACAATATTAGCACCATCAACAACATATCCATAGTAACTTGGACTGTTTGCCAATGCAACTATATCAATATTAAACAGTTTAGAAGTTGCTGAATATGATACAGAAGGTGCTGGTCTTGTTCTATCAAAAGGATCTACTGTATATTTTTCTACCTTTCTACCTGAACTAATTTCTGGTGGAAGTTCATATACGCCTCCACCTACACCTGCTATAAGACTATCCAGAATATAAGATTGAGGAACAATCTCCCAAGATTCACCAATCTTATGTTCTGGTGCTTTAACTCTTACATATCCAATCTGTACACCATTTTTCATAATCTTTGCATTTTCACCTATAGTGAAAGATCCAGATTGCATTTCAATTTCAATCAATTTAGGGAATATATCAGGTATTCCACTATCCAATTTATGATAATGTTTAGTAAATGCCTTTAATCCATTAGCGTTAAATCCAACGTTTCTGGATCTCATAAATGGATCCGTTGCACCACTAATCTTAATACTTTCAACATAATCAAATTCTTTAGAAGGTCCTTCTAATGTATTAGTGAAACTTGTTTCAATAGTCCTTGTAGTGGTTGTAGTTTTAGTAGTTGTGGTATCAACATGATTTCCTATCCAATCTCTACTATCATCAGGTTCAACCTCGACAGAAGTTACATCAACATCAGTTTTAGATGCAGTTGTATCAGACTCAACATTAGATGATTCTACCCATGTTGCCCCAGTAGATTCTTTTCTCCAATTATCAACATAGATTGTTCTTATCCAGTTATCTGATGCTGGATCAAGTATTATACCACCAACATAAACAATAACATTAAATGGATTAATATTTTCAACATTTGATGCTTGAGTATTTTTAATCCAATCAACTTCACTATATGCTAAAGTTAATAAATCACCTGTTTTTTGGCAATTTTCATCTAATAGTTTATAATTCGCTGAAGTATCTACTATTCTTTCATCAAGACTTGGCATAAGTGCCAATTCAGCAGGAATTGACCACATATCAACTGCACTAATCAATTCTTTATTAACTACATCAACATCACATCTAGAACCATCTTCAGTTCTCTTTCCAGTAGCATTAAAATCTATAAAACTTCTATCTTTAAAATCATTTACTACAAACCCACTCTTAAATCTATCAATACCATCAGCATCTGTAACTTGTAATGATTTTGTATCAAGTTCAAGTGCTGTAAGAGAAGTCATAATCTCAAGATTATCAATTCTTTTTTCAAGTTTACCAATATCTCTCATGGTAAATCTTCTATTATCAAATAATTTAATATTAGGATCAGTAATAGGATTATAAAGATAAGGTGGAAGACTTATCTGAGCTACCTCCATAGAATCACCAATTTCTGTTGGTGGTGCTGGTTTGTCAGCAGAAACTCCTTTAATAAGTTTAACTTGTTCAAATTTATTAATAACAAGTTTATCAATTCTTGGAAGATAATAAGTATATCCCAAAATAGAACTTTCATTTGGAGTTATTGAATATTTTGTATTCGTTTCAAATGATCTTGATTCAAACGCAAAAGGAGATCTATCTGTAGTTGTAGATGAATCAAAAGGTCTTACCCTTGGTCTAAAATCTAATATATCAGAGGCTCTATCCCTACCTATTGCTGGTATATCCGAAGTATATCTTTCTTTAGTATATGAATTTACTGTAAATAAATCTCCATTATTTCCACTTGCTACTTTATAGTAATCAAATATTACTAATAGTCTCTTAGATGGTACAGATCCATTATTTTTTCTAACCAATCTCGAATAATCTGAATATTGTTTCTTATGTCCTTTATCAAGACTATAATTACTGGTCTTATCAATATAATTACCTGCAGTATAAGTTTGAAGAACAGATTCAATATTAGATTCTTTAAAGTTAATTGTCTCACCAACAGTAAAGGTATTTCCATTTAAATATACAAATTCTATATTTTCTCCATCAACTCTATTAACAATTTGTCCTATTGCTCTACTATCATTTCCAACAATCTTTTCACCTACAATTGAATTTTCATTTAAACTAAGTCCAGATACAAATGTTAATTTATCAAGAGTTGGTGCTACAGTATTCTTTGATTCATAAACAGCATGAATCTTAACAACGTCAGGAACATTTAATGATATATTATCATCTTCTACTCTCAAACCATAATACTTATTCTGAACCAACCCACCATTAGTAGAAACACCAACAGTTTTTGATACTTCTAATTGAGAACTTCTTACATAATCTTTAGATTTACTAGTTAATCCAATTTTCTTTAGAGTTGTATTTAAAATTACCGCAGTAGAATTATTTAATCCAATAAATTCAATATCATTACCATTATTTTTAACATTGACTTGATTTGAACTTAATTTTTCTATAGCACCAGTAGCATACATTAATGAATATTTTTCATCATCATAAGGTTCAAAAAATGCACTTGAAATACCAGTAGAAACATCTAATACATCAGAAGTAGATAGTTCTAATGTACCACTTGAAGAAGTTAACTTACCAGTAACTTGTTTTGAAATAATAACATTTGAATCTGATGTATCAACAGCAGAAATATTTTTCTTAGGAAGTTTTGTATATAATCCAGACTTATTAAGATTAATAATAGCAGGTCTTTTAATTCTAAATGTTGATGTAGTTGTTATACCTGCAGGTAAATATTGTGGTTTTCCTCCACATACACCTTCAACAACTTCAACTGGTTTAAGTGTCAGTTCACTCCCATCTGAACTTATAGCATCTACTATATTATAAGTATCATCACTTGCTAATCCAGTTGAAAATCCTACAATAGCACCAGTACTTATTCCAACTTTACCTGAAAATCTTCTTCTTGGGCAAGTTGCTTTAGATGTAGAAGAATCTACACCTTCAATTGTTAACTGATCAAATCCAGAAAAATTAGGTAATATTTTATCATATAATACTGCATCAGCATTAAAATTAACTGCTAATTGGTTATTTAATGTAGATGACTTTTGATGAACTGATTTTATATCATCAACAGTATACGATTTTGCTGTAATAACTGTTGATTGTGAAGATGTATTCTGTTCGTTAATTTTTAACGACTCACCTTGAACAAAAGTACCTGTAGTTTGGGATAAAATAAGTTCACTTGGATTATGTCCAGAAACATAACCAACCGCACCACTACTTACACCTCTAACTCTACTATGCAAAGGTATTTGAGTTGCTATTGTTCCTGGATTTGATATTTGAAGATATGTATAAGTTTGTACATCAAATAGATATAAATCCCATACAGTAGAACTACCAGTATATGGAGCATCTGCTAAACCAAACCAATAAACTCTAGCCTGACCTACCTTAACACCAGGACCCTGTGCAGGGTTAGAAGAAGATAATCTTCTTTCATTATGCAATGATACAACATTTTCACCACTACCAACTGGATCTCCAATGTTTATATAAGGGAATCCATCAATATTATTAATCTTAAGTAAACTTCCCATTTGGAAACCAACTGAAGAAGATTTTATAGTTTTAGTATCTCTTGGTTTGTCAATATCTAAAACAGTTGTTCCTGGTAAATTTACATCAAAACCTCTAACATATGCTGTACCTGGAGATAACTTAACACACATTGTATCTTCAGAAGGATCATTACCTTCGTCAGTTTTTTCAGTATCAAGATATAATCCAGCAGAATCAATTTCATTATTCAAAGAATTTTGAATATTTACTCTAAATGGTTTTACAGCATAATTTCCAGATTCTTCATATGTTCTTTTAGCAAAATACTTCTTAATTTCAGAATAAACTGATGTATCTTGAAGTTTCTTTATTTCACCCTTACGTATTCTTATTAATTCTACAAAATTAGTATCATTAAAATCTAAAAGAGATTTTTTGGCTAATTTAACTCTTATTCTAAATCTATCAGCACCTGGTGCAGCATAATTAGTAAATCCTTTTGCATTATCATTTAATGATGGATCATCATTAGCATTAACAACTTCTTCAATAACATCAAAACCTACTCTATAAGAAGGTTTATTTGAATAAGGTTCAAGAACAATAAGAGACTTTTCAACATCTACAAATGTTCCTCTTACAAAATAAACACCATTATCAACACCTACAGCAGATCCTATTGAAGTTGCATCTTCTGTTGATAATGTTAATACAGTTTCACCTGCAACCAAAGTTGTATTTCCGTAAGTAACATTCTCCTCTAATAAAAGTATTTCAGCATTTGGAAAAGAAGTACTTTCTCCAGTTGATCCAGACTCAGTATACTTAATAAAAATAGTAATATCATCAATACCATCATTAGGTGGTAAAATATAATTCTTGATAGTTCCAACTATTTGAGAATTCTGCCCCTTTACTCTTGTACCTTTACCATTATTATTATTAATTAAAGCATCAAGATATACTGTAATATCAATTCCAAGATGATCTGGATTTACTTTAGCTGAAAAATATGTGCTATCATACGTTACAGATCCTGGTATAACCATAGATCCTTCTTTAAAAATATGACTTCCAAAAGATTCTAATTGGTTTTGTAATATTGATTGCAGACCTGTTAATTCTCTAGCCTGAACAGGATGTCCTGGCTTAAATAAAACCTTATAAAAATTATCTGCCTTATCAAAATCATCATAATAAGGACTTATATTTAAGTTAGTCTTTTGTGGCATTTTTCTTTAGAATTCCAGGATGATTTTAATGTCTTCTTTTTGACGAGAATTTCGAGCAATCAAAGGTCTATTATCTAAGTAGATTATTTCCCCTGATCCTTTATTTATCTCACTATCAGATAACCCTGCATTAAAGGTTACTCCTAAATTGATTAATTTAGTTCCAGTTGGATTTGTTGATATTCCAGAAAAGTCAGTATGAACAGATCCAGAGAAAGCAGATGTAGATCCTTTTATCTGATTTGCTGTTCCTACAGATTCAAACCCATATATTCTACCAGTAGTTGATATACCAGAATAATCAGTCTGATCATCTGTTGTAGTATAATTTAAAGATCTATCTCTAAAATACTTTAGAACTTTAGTATCTTTATCATAAGAAGCAACATAAGCAGTAGCAATTTTTCCATTATTTGGTGCTACAGTTAGAGTTTGCTTAATTTCTTCACCAACTTGTGGTGTACCTGTAACAGTATCAAACTTAACTGCTTGCAGTGAGGAGAAAGTATTGTCTGTATATGTAACAGCAGTTCCTACTTTAGTGGGATTCTTTACAATACCAACTTGTGCAAACTTTGAATCTGTTGGAAAATCCTTGGTAGAATCATCAAATCTTGCATAGATTAGAACTCTATCAGTTCCCAACTCAGTATAAATGTCATAACCATGACCTAATGATGGTGGAATTACTGGAATTAATTTTGCTCTATTTGTGGTAGAGACATTACTGTTTAAAGTTCCTAAGTCAACTAAGGCATAACTATATCCATTACCACCAGAACTAACGTTTGCATTAGTTATTTTACCATTAACAACATCAATTATCGCCTTTGCACCAGTTCCATCACCAATTATGTCAACTTCTTGACCATATCCATTAGCATATTGAGCACCTTCCTTTTCTATAAAGATATGCTTAATTTGATTATTATTTACAGAAGAATCTCCATTTTCTCTAACTGCTCTAATACCAGAATCTGTATTTGATCCCCAATTATTAGGAACTGTTATATATTCTGTTGAGTCAAACTTAATAATATCACTTGGTGAGATTGTAAATAGATATTTCCAAATATATCCATCACCACTATTACCAGCCTTTGTTGGTTCTAAATCAGTAAAAGTTGGTTCATCTTGCGATATACTACCTTTTGGATTAGATCCATCACCACCATTATCAATACAAGCATAAACTTTAAAATCAGAATTTATTACAAAATAATTTGCTTCATATAATCTAGCAGCAGAATTTATTGGACTAGGATTAGATACACTATAATCATCTCTATAAATTTCATACCTATTACCAGAAACCCAATCTACCTTTCTTACAATTCTTCTAATATTTGCGGAAGATATTTTCTTACCAAACATCATAGTATCACCAACGTGTGACCTATAAGAAAAATTATCTACAGGTGAAGGTGTATTTGACTGCCAACCAGAAGATCTACCATAACCAACTGTTGCTGGATTAGATAAACCAATAAAAACATAATAAGAATTGTTATCAGATTCTACTGATTCTACAAAATTATTCGCATTTAGAATTCTAAATTGATCAGTAACAATTGCCGACATCGTAATTAAACTACTTTTTTCTCTATTTATAGTGATTTATTATGGAAGTCCAAAGACTCTCAATGATCCAGTAGATCTTAATCCCTTCAAGGATGTATCCTTGAAGTTCCTTCTTTGAACAGTTGGGAACGTTGTTAATCCAGAATTAACTGTAAATCCAGTAATTCCTATTGAAACTGGAGTAGTACCCCTAACACCATTATATAGTCTACCCCAAGATAACCTACCTAATGATGTTGTTAATCCAGTGTTAGATGGATTATGGAATCCAGTTGTTGATATTCCACCAATATTTGATCCATTCTTAACATTACATACAATTTCACCATTTTCTCCTGAAGAAGTAATCGAATGTACTATGTAAATATTATCCAAGAATGTTGTACCAACACTAACTATAGAATCATTATGAGTATTAACTGAGGTTACACCATGTCCAACTTTAGTGTCTGTTATGAATACTGGATATCCATCATTACCACTCTCTGGAGGTTTTAATGAATTAGCAGTTTTATCTGCTCTAAAGAAGAATCTAAGTGCAGTTAAATGTCCACCTATTCCATTTGACGTTGTAATACCAGTAATAACTCCAGTATATCCTTCAACATTTTCAATAGTGTTAATCCTTTCAATTAGATTTTGTGGTTGTTGTACAATAACGTGTGGTGGAGTAGTAAAGGTATATCCTAAACCTATATTTTCAATTGAAACTGCTGATACAGAACCATTAGTAATAGTTGCTTTAGCAAATGCTGTTGTTCCAACACCTACTCCAACTGATTGTGGAGCAGCAAAGTTAATATGAATAGGACCAGCAGTATAACCAGATCCTACATTAGTTGTAGTTACTGATTGTATTGTTCCTGCAGCAGAAACTACAGCAGTAAATGCAGCACTAACTAAACTTGTATCACCTTCAACTATTAAAGCATCAACGGCATTGATACCAATTCCATATCTATCACCAGAATCTAATGCTGGATTATCTGTATCTTCATAATAGAATGCTTCTGCATCATCAACAAATATTCCACCAACACCACCAATACCTGAAGATGTTGTTAGATCTCCAATAATTTTAGCAGTTGGATAAATTTGTGCTTCAATATTTGATCTTGCCTTACTAATTACTTCACCTTGAATAACCTTATCAACTTTCTGTTTAGTCCATTGTATTGGTTTTTCTTGATCTTCAGTAATACCAACACCAACATAAGTATCAGTCTCAACTATATCAGAACCTAAGAAAGATTTAATAATCCTATTCCTTTCCTGATCTACAGTATCTGTAAAATCAGAATGCTTAAGGAGTCTAAGATCATCACCAACTTTTACTGATTCTTGAACATCAACAATTTCAATATCAACTCCTCTTTGTCCAACATAGAAGAAAATATCAACTTTATCACTTGGTGAAGGTGGTCGAGTAAACAATACTGTTGTTCCACCAGTAAATTGATACGCAATTTTAGGTGTTTGTATTACACCATTTACAAATACTATAAGAACAGCGTCAAGATCAATTTCTGATGATAATGCATCATTATTATCTTTCTCGAAACTAATTAATTGTCCATTTAAGAATAATGGGAATCTTCTTCTAGAACCATTCTGTAATAACTTAATATCATCAATAAAATCTATTTCACCAAACTGCCAAGCAGAGAAGTAATCATTATATGTCTGTACCACTTCTAATTGGAAGTCATCCAATGGTCTTTGTAAGTTTGCAGCAGTTACAAGACCAACTGGTTTAAACTTATCACCAACATTGAATGAATGTCCATCCCTTGTTACTTTAAAGTCGTATATACCAAATCCAGTAGCACCAATTCCAGTAGTAGTTTGAGCAGCACTAACACTAGCACTAACTAACATATTCTGTCCAGTTTCTGTAGTATTACCAATACCCAATCTTGAAACACCAACAACAGGAAGATTCTGATAAACTGGATCTGGAGTTACAATTAGAGGATTGACATAATTACCACCAACTTCATTAATATTAATATCTAAAGCACCACCTGTTCCTGCAGGTGATTTACCAACATTTACTCTAAACCACTTAGCACCAACTCTTCCAACAGGTAATTCAACTCTATGAGCAGGATCTGCTTCACCAGAAGTACCAACTCTAACAGTAATTGTATTTGTAGTTACTGATCTAATTGGTATTGTTGTATTATTATATACAGGATCTGTTACACGAGGATATGGATGAATAGTTGCATAATTATCTCTCTCACAAGTTAATTTTATACCACCAGTAGCAATACCAACTGTATTGGATGTATTTAATCCATGACCATTAATAGTTAATACTAAATCACCTGTTGTACCATCATAAGTTGCATTAGTAGGAGTTTTTGGTGATCCACCAGTTACAGTAACTGAATTAGCGTCAGCAGAAGAGAATGAATGTGCAAATCCAACACGAGGATATGCGTGATCAGTAGTATGAGCATCTTTAGCACAAGACATTACTAATGATCCAGTAGCAATACCAACTGTTTGATTTGATTTTTGAATACATCCATTTACAGTTTTACCTGCTACAAATGTATGATCAAACTTCTGATATGATGGATTTGGATTAACATTAACTTTAAATGTATTTACAGTCTTATTTGTAATTTCTAACCACTTACCACTAGCATAATCTGTAGGTCTTGGATATGAATGCTCTGTAGCACCACCATCCTTTGTACAAGTAAATGTAAGACCATTATCATCAATTAAAATCTTATCACCAACATTAAATCCGTGAGAATTTTTTGTGAGAGTTAAAACACCAGTATTCTTGTTATAGGCAGCATTTGTTGGTGTAATTGTAGAACATCCAACAAAACCATGTGAAGTACTTTCTACCTGAAGCCATCCAGTTGCAGGATCATAATTTGAATCAGTAATATTACGAGTTACTATTGGTGATTTACCAACAAAAACACTAAATGAAGTATTAGATATTTTTGTAATCGCAAGATTACCAGTATTAAGATCTGAATTATTAACAGATGCAGGGTCTGTAGGACGAGGATAAGTATGTTCTGTTAAATGTTTGTCTCTATCACAAGTAAAAGTTATTGAATTATCAGTAATTCTAATAACATCACCTGTACTCATTCCATGATTTGATGCAAATGACAGTACTAGAATACCAGTTACTGCATTATAAGTTGCTCCATTTGGTGTCTTTTGATTACCATTCTCTGCTCCACTCTGAACACTAACTGCATTAGTATTTTCAGATCCAGCAACAAATATATGTTCATAATTACCACCAGTAAATGCAGCACCTACTGTAGCACTAACAAACTTATGCTTATTATCTGCAGCTTTAGCACTAACAACTGCACCAGTTCCACCTCCACCACCAGAACCAACATTAACAACAATTGCTTCTGAATTTACTTCTTCTACACCTAAACTTTGTCCAGATGCTGGATCAGTAGTACGTGGATATAAATGTGTTCCTCTATGATTATCTCTAGAACAAGTAAATCCTAAAGAATTATTTGCAATCTGAACAGTATTACGTGCTCTTGAAAGACCACTTGCTGTTGCTGATTCAAATGCATGGACATATTCACCACCAGATATCACTGCACCTGCAGAAGCAGATACAAAGGTATGTTTAGTTGTATTTGTTGATGGTATTGTTGTTAGAACCTGTAGTGTAATAGATGTATCAGTTACAGATTGAATCTTAATTGCAGTATTATGTAAAGGATCACCTGATCTTGGATATGTCTTAGTAGTTGCGTTATTATCAACATCACAAGTAAATCCAAGTGAATTAGCAACAAGTTTAATACTTGATCCTGCTTTCAAACTATGAGCACCAATTTCCAATTCCATTAAACCTGTTGTAGGATCATAATCAGCACCTGTTGGTGTAAAAACTGCTTTAGGTGAAGTTCCTACATTAACTCTAAATGTATTAGTAGTTTTATTTGAAATTGCTAACCACTTATTGCTAACTGGATCTGAAGATCTTGGATATGAATGCTCTGAAGAATTACCATCCATTGCACACTTAAATGTCAATGAATTATCTGCAAATTTAACAAAATTTCCATTACTAAATCCATGACTAGGAATAGTAACAGTCATTATACCAACACGAGCATCATATTCAGCACCAGTTACTGTATGATTAGTTGCTGCTTGTAGTGAATGACTACCTACAGTCAAACTTAATCTACCTGTAGAAGAAGTATAATTTGATGCAGTTGGAGTTAATTGTGATCCTGTATTAGGAGTAATAGAATTATTAGTAGAACTTACAAATTTATGATCATATTCAATATCACTAACACCAATAGCAACAGTTCCATAGTATCCACTACCAAAGGTTAAGTCGTTGAAGAATTCCCAAGCATTGCCACCAGTCTTGTAATTATGTGGTATGGTACAAATACCAGCATCAACCTCAAAGGTTCTTTCTGATATTATTCCAACTAAATGAAGTGGACGTTCATGATCTTGGAAGAATGTTGTAGTTACACCAGCGTGTGGAGCAGCACAAGTAAATTCCAAATCCCTCAATTTAACCATAGAAGGGGTTTCTAAGGAGAATCCATGAACTCCAGTAGTTGTAACTGTAATAATTCCAGTTATATGATCATAAACTGCAGTTTGAATACCTATTCTAGAATTGGCAGGTACTTTAGCAAGAGAACCTATAGAAGTACCAATCCCAACAAGAGATGTTAAAGATCCTTCAGCGTTGATCTTAGGTTTAACTTCAGCACCAATAAGAGGAGCATATCCTAAACCAGGTGTAGAACCAAGAGATACAATCAGACCACCTCTAGGCAATTGATTCTGGTTAATATCAAAGTCGGATTTAATATAGTCTCCATTAACAGAAGATATACCTGTAAATACAACGCTTGAAATACCTGCAGTTGTATCATTTTCAAATTCATAATTATTACCTGTATTATTAACAGTTCTTGGTGTTTGGAATACTCCATTGATGAATAAAACACCATTACCAATTCCAACTCCAGTACTAGTATTTGCTCCACCTACAGTTAGACTATATGTTCTACCAATACCTGTGAAATTATCTGATATATCATCAAACAACATATTAGTCGTATAATCACTTCTTAAGAAAGTTCTACCACTAAATTTTGCTCTTACAAAAGGTAAATTATCATCTGCTCTTCTTGATCTAGTATTTCCTTTAGGAGGATCTAAGAAATAAACTGTACTATCAACAATGTTAAATGATCCTCTATGCACCCTTACTGCCGCATTATCACTATGTGGAGTTGCACCTATACCTAAAGATCCTCTCTGTACCCTTACAACGGGCAGTGTAGCAATTCCAAGAGCAACTGCTGTAGAATCGTTAATAAAACCATTTTGAACGCTTGCAAATCCAACCTGGTCAACTTTCATATACTCATTATCAATCTTCAATACATCTCTAGGTTGTACTGAACTAATACCACTTAATACAAACTGAGTAACTCCGATACCAATAGCACCATCCAAATTGTGTTGAATTGATGTGTATGTAATTGGTTGCTGTACTATTCCATCTAAACCAATAACAGTTTTTGATAATTTTTTGGTTAAATTAAACTTATGAGCGTTTCCAGATCCAGTTCCAGTAAATGTTACTGGAAGTGCATCAGTGAGGGTCAGAAAACCAACTCTACTGAATAACTGGAACTGTCTCTCATTTATTACTTTAGTGAATACTTTACTTGGTAAAATTGTAGTTACAATACCTGCACTATTTGTAGTAGATGCTATAGAAACTGCAGTTGCAGCTAATCCTATAATTGTTGATCCTGGTGTATATTCTAACTCCTCACCATTATTATAAAAATGATTCTCAATTGTGAATATTCCAGTTGTAGTACTAAGAATACCTGTATTTGTAGGATTAAATGTCTTAGTATAAATTGGAGTATTCTCGTGAGTTAAAGTAAAGTCTGTCTTATTTGCTCTATTTCCATTAAGTCCATCATATGCTGATAAGAATATTCTCTTCTCAGATTCACCAAACCTATAAACAGGTGGAGTATTGTCAAAATCGTTTGTGGTATAAAGAACTTGATTGAATGATTGTACTTCAGTTACTGATGAAGCATACTCTGAATCTGGATAGAATTTAATGTTTATATTACTACCACTTATTTCTCCACCAAATGTACCAATACCTGTTGTTGATCCAGCAGAAACGAATGGATATTGAACAGTCAAAACATCATCAATATCTCTCATTCCAATTAATTGATGAATAGCAGAAGTTTCACCACAAGATACCCTAACAAGAGACTTAATACTACTATCCAAATCTTTATTTAAAGTTGAGAAAGTATATGCACCAGTACCAGATGAATAATCAGAGTGGAATCTAGCAGTTCTTTCTGAACCAGGTGATTGACCAGCAACTGCAAATCTATGAGTTCCTATACCTGTGGTTGTAGTTCCTAGTCCAACAACATTTGCACTAACAGTAAGAGTACGTTCTTGATCATTTAAACATTGCAATCTAATTCTATTGTCTTCAAATACTGCAGTAACTAAACCAACTTTAGTTGTAGTGGATGAATTTTGTCTAGTATCAATAAATGTCTCAGCAATATAAGTATCAACACCATCAAAATCAACAATTACTTCACTATAATTTACATCTTTAGTGAAGTCATTTTGTATAATAAGACTTGCGTGTAATCCATTAAAATCAGTCTTAGGATATTCAACAATAGTAGTTGTTGTAAATCCTACAGTCGTACTACCAACACCAACAATTGTGGATGATAACTCAACTTGTCCAATTTCATTTGTAGATGCAGCAGAAACCTGATCAGTTCTAAAATCAGTCTTTAATATTTTAAGATCATGATCTTTATTGAATACTTCAGTTGGATAGAAGTTTATTGATTTTGATCCAGAATTTGTGTCTACTTCTGCTGTAAAATCACCTAACTTCATTGTTGTAAAATCAGTTGATTTTTCAAGTAAATATGCGTTATCAGTATCAGTTAGAACAACTAATTCAGAAACCTGAGTATCAAAGGTATCTGGATCTATTATTTGTACAACATAATGTGAAAATGCACTATCTAATTCCTCTAATTCAGTAGTAGATGCTTGGAATCCTTTACTTGAGAATTTAGCACTTATATCATCATGAATAAGAACTCTATTACTCTTACACTTAGTAAAGTCAGTTAATTGCTTGTTAGATACTTGTATAAATTTAGATTGAGTTTTTCTTGTATCAAAATCAATACCAAGATCAAAAACATTAATGGCATCAACTCTCTTAGGATCTCCAAGAATATCTA